GACCCTCTCAGGAGTCCGGTGTAGTGGGAGAGTTGGCAGTCGGTCGCCGAACCTAAGACGGCGAGGGTTTCGAGGATTGCGCGTCGGCCTGAGGAACGTCCGACCGGGTTAGCGGTAGCGGCCTCTTGTGAGGTTGACGGGTCTGAGGTTCGGGCGCCTGGAGTGTCGACATAGGTGAAGAGGTCGAGTTGGTCGGTCACGATGTGGCCTCTTTTCTCGAGGCCTCGAGCCATGCGGCCCAGACGGTTACGGCGTAGAGGGCTCCTGATACGTCTTCTCGTTCAATCGCGGCGCGAAGGTCGCGGGCTGAGGAGAGGGCGTGGGCGTATGCGGTCGCGGGAGCAATGCGCGACCTAAGGGCCGCGTCCATTACCGCTCGACGTAGTCGTCGATCGAAAGAAACGAACCCAGGCGCTCACCGTAGAGGTCAAGGATTTTCCTGAGTGTGGTGATGCGGGGGTCTGCCCTGCCGTTCTCGATCCGCTGGAGGGTGTTTCGACCGATTCCAGCGAAGGCAGCTGCGTGCTCCATTGAAAGCTCCGCGTCGATGCGGGTTTGCCTGAGCGCCCTAATGTCGACGTTTCCACGCAATACCGCGTGACAACTCGGGAAGTAGTCGTCTAGAGGTGATCCGCTGGACACGTTCCCCCCGGATCGTTCTAAGCGTTGCCGCGTAGACGATACGAGTTTGTCGTGTGGGCGGCCATTCTTGGCTTCTGTTGCCATTGGTTAGCCTTTCGGGAAGGGACCGGGCGACGGGTGTCGACCGGGCCGGTTTCCTTCTGGCCCTTTGGGTTCTCTCAACTTTACATAACGAGGAGAGTAGGCCGCCCCCCATAATAGGGACGTGACTAAGGGCTTCGAGTGACCGGCGGAGTGTTGCTCCCGAATTACTACCACATCGCGACCGTCTTGCGGGGGATTGTTTGAAACCCCCGGAACTAGGGGAGCGTTACGGGGCTCTCCGTTGTCGGGGTTGAGACGCGCGAGGGCATGACGGCGCCTCCGATTGCTCCGGCGGCGGTGCCTGCGATCGCCCACAAGGCCGACGCGTCAGAACCTCCCGAGGTGACAATCGCTCCGGAGACCAGGGCGGCGACGGCGATCAGTGCGAGGGCGATGGTTGCGGGGAGTGTCTTCACGGTTTCTCTTTGTGGTCGTCGAGGTGTGCCTCGAGGGTGTGGGTGATGGTGCGGAGCTGCTTTGTGTGTCGTTTCAGGATGGCGGCGTTTTGTTTGTGTTCGGCGGCGGTGAGGTGGCGGGTTTTTAGTGCTTGCCACACGACCGCGAACGTCGACGCGCAAGCCATTACGAGGAGGTCGGCGGCGACTCCTTGAAACATGAGGTTACTTCGTCCGAGGGATCGCGTCGACGAAGGCCTGGTCCGCCACCCATACGTTCAGGCCTTCGACGATGATCGTCTGCGCTCCTGGCGGGGTGATGATGTGGCCCCCACCTACGGCGACGGCGTAGGCGACGTTGGGGAGTTGACCGGCGGGTACGTGCCATTTCCAGCCGAGGCCGGCGTCGGCGAGGTAGACCTCTCCGGCTTTGTTTCCTCTGATTAGGTAGCGGTTCATTTCATCCTCGATAGTGGGTAGGGGTTGGGGGATGTTGGCGGCGATTGCTTTGACCAGGAGTAGGTCGAGGTCGGGCCGTTCGGGGTGGATGCTCCAGGCGTCGGTTCGGTCCCAGGGCTGTACGTCTCCGTGACAGAACAGGCCGGGACGTTTGAGGGCGTCGGTTCCGATCCATGCGAGGGCGTCGGGGATGTTGACTCCGACGAGAGTCCAGAGCTCGAAGATTGCGCGTCCGGCGCGGCCGATCATGGCGAGCGTGTTCGGATCGTTGGGGGACAGGTCCCTCGAGCGTCCGGTGAGGCAGATTGACCAGGTGCGCGAGTTGTATCCGGCGGCGGCGACGCTGTAGGTCGTGTAGAGCGGCGGGACCATGTCGATCGTTGTCTCGGAGTCGACTATTACGGCGTAGGAACCGGGGTCGGATCTACGCGCGATAAACTGAGCGAGACCGAGCGCGGTCCCTGGGCCGGTAGATCCTTCGGAAGTGTGGACCGATACCGCCCACGTCGGCGGGTTCGCCCTGGAGGGGTAGAACTGCGGCGAGGCGGGCGGATGGTCGAGGAGATAGAAGCTCACGACGCCGGGGCCGTCGAAGTTGCTGGTCCTATGTCTTCAATAATCAGATTTGACCATGCCTTGAGGGTTACGGTTCCTCCGCCGCTGAATTTGCGTAGCGTTACAAGTCTCGTCATGCTTCCCGCTGTCGTGGTGAAGGTGATTTCTTGTGAGTTTTGACAGGGGGCGTCATTTGCGAACTCATAAATAGCGAAAGGCCTATCCGGTGACCCATTCGTAGCGCCGATTCCATAATCGACTTGGCCTACGGTTGATGCGACCCAGTAGAGATTCGTTCGCGCCCGATAGAGGCGGTTGGCGATTAGTCCGGTGCCATTCCACGTAATTGGGGCGACCCAGGTAGCTGGGGCGTAGTGCGAGTCGGTCCCGAGTATTACCTCTGAGACGTTCCCCCAAGGCTGATTCCATGGGCGGGCCCAGCCGGTCGTCGCTCCGTAATAGACCTCCAGGGCTCCGGAGTCAGTCAGGAATGAGACCAGGCCGCGGGTCGGGGAGGTGATGGCTGCGGATCGGGCGCTCGAGTTTGTGAAGACCTGGACTGTCTGGTCTCGGACGTAACTGTTCATGTTTGCGGCGGTGACCTCTTCGAGGGCGGCCCACGTTTTCCATCCGGTCATTTTGTGCCTTTCGTTATTTGAGGGAGTTCGCGAAGTCGAGACGGTTTGCCGGAGACGAGTTGAGTTTCCAGTAAGTGGCCGAGAACGTGAACGGGTTCGGGATTGTTGAGAATGAAACGGACCATCCGTTTCGGGCGTCGACGTTGTGGGTTAGTCCGTAGACCTGGACGGTTGAGACAATGTCTGCCACGTTGAGGGACAGTTGTCGTCCGATCATTTCGGCGGAGAGAAGGGCCTCAAAGATTGGGACGGCGCCGGTTCCGGCGTATTCGGGTTGGATGGTGAGCGCCGTGGGTACGCCTGGGGGGTTGTCTTTGGACCATAAGAGGCCGAGGGCGGCCCACCATGTGAGGTCCGCCTGGACTCCGAGGGTTGTGTTTTGTGTGATTCGGGAGAGACCGTTGGCGTCAATTGAGGCTTGACTTGAGGCGGTGACTGAGGTGAGGCCGTCGGCGGTGGCGGTGATTGAGTTGCGGACCTGTCCGAAACCGATAGACGGGCGGGTTGCCGATGTGATAGCGGCCGGGTTTCCGTTGAGGAGGGTGGAAACGGTCTCGAGGCGGGATTCGGCGAACCATTCGGGGCCGTAGGTGATGTTGCCGTCGGGGGTGACGAGTAGTAGCCCATATTCTGAGGTGACGACCTCCTGAACTTGGGATAGGGCGTTTCCGGCGAGGGTGGTGGCCCCCATAACGCGACCGCCGAGGCAGGTTTGAAAGATCGGAGCCTGAAGGTTCGCCGATTGGAAGATCCGTGCGAGTCGTTGGATTCCCGAGTCTCCGGCGCCCTGGGAGGTTGTCGCCTGGAGGTCGACGGATGCGAGTCGAGAGAGAATGTCGGTTCCGGTAATGGTGGCGAACTGATCTTCCCAGACAAGAGACCAGAGGAACCCGGTGAAGACGTTGTAACGGTTGCCCCCGTAGGTGGTGGCGGTGAGTTGTAAGGGCAGACCGGCCCGAAGTTTCGAGAAGTATGGTCCGGCCGAGTTTGAGGGGTCGAGGGTTCGTTCCGGGTCCCATAGGCGTAGAGACACGTAGCCGGGTTGGGGGAGATAGAAGTCTCCGGCCGAAAGGGCTCCACGTCTCCAGGACGCGGTGACGACCTGACATTTCAGGTCTACGAATTGGTCAAAGTATCCCTCGAGGAGGTTTCCGGCGGTGAGACGGGACAGGGTCGGGGAGTTGAGGGTCCAACCGTCGGAATCACCGATCGCGAGTTTCACGGCGAGCGTCGGGGCGTAGGTCATGACCAGAGGCCCGCCGGTTTCCCGTTACGAGAAACCCATTCCTGGAGCTCTCGGACGATCCACGAGGCAACATCTCCGCCGTCGGCGCCTGGGGGGCCGTAAACGTTTATCGTCGCATTGAAGACAGTTCCCCCGAAGTTGTCGGGGTTCTTCGGGATTGCGTTTTGTTCGATTCCAACCGAACTACCGCCGAGGAGGCCGCTCAGGAATCCTCCGAAACCCCCGAACGCGTCACCGATACCGCGCCTCGCGGCGTTCCAGATTGTGTCGTATATCCATTGGGCAAGATCTTTGAGGCTTTCGAGAAGTCCGTCGAGGATTAGCTGCCCCATAAACGAGCCGACAAGATTGAAGGGGTTACCGCCTCGGAAGATAATCGTTTTCAGGTTTTCCCAGGTGAAGTAATTCCTCAGGGAGTCCGATATGTATGACGTAAAAGTGTTGAGGAGTCCCTGGACGAGATAACCGCCGATCTGGGAACCGGCCGTCCGGAACCCGTCCTGGTTTTGGTCGGCGGCGGTGGTGAGACCTCGAGCAAGTTGGGCTAAACGAACTACTAGGCCGGGGTTCTCCTCGGTTCCGGTTCCGAGAATGGCGTCAGTAATCCATTTGGAGGCCTGGGTAGTCCACTTTGTGAAGTCGGGAAGGTTCCGGTTCAGGTATTCGGTGACTCGGCCAGGTAGCGCCTGGATGAAACGGTCGATCCCGGGGAGGGCCTCTTCCCATTTTTTGCCGAGTTCCTCGAAGAGACCGGAGAACCCGCCGACTCGAAACGCTTCGACGAAACCTTCGAGAGCGGGTAGGACTGAGGTTGAGAGAAGGTCTGTGATCGAAGTGAAGGCCGGGAGTAGGAACTCTCCGATCTTCGCTTTCATGTTCTCAAATTGAGCGGTTGCGTTTTTGGTTTTGTTTCCGAGTTGCTCTTGCTCGCGTGAGTAGGCGTCGCCTATCTCGATTCCCTTTTCCTGGAGTACCTGGAGGGTTCCGAGGATGTTTTGTTGGGTGGTGAGGGTGCCGGTGACCTGTTCGCCTGTCTTGCGGAAGAGGCCTGCCTTCACGCTGGCATCGTTGAGAAGGATGCCGTATTTCTCAATGGGGTCTCGTTCGCCTCGGAACGCTGACCCGATTGAGTTGATCGCGTCTTCTGTTGGGAGGTCGGCGAACGCTCCGAGGTTGCCGGCGAGTTTTGTGAGGTCGACTGAGAATCCGGCGGCCTGTGTGCCGGTGAGTTTGAGTGCTTTGGCATAAACCGAGAATCGGTTGGCGGCGTCGACGGCGGCGAGTTTCGAGAGGCCGAAAGAGGTGGCCGCTGACTCGGCGAAAGTTTCGATTGTCTTCGCCGCTTCGCCGTAGTTGTAGGTCAGGGTGCCGAGGGCGGCGGAAAGGGAGGCGGCCTTTTGGACTCCGTCTACGAGCTGCTGTCCGGCGGTCGTCGCGATTTCTGCGATTTTGTCAATGGCGAAACCGGTGACGGCCGAGGTGATGCCGGCGGTGAACCCGGCGACCTTGCCGGAGAACGAGTCGAGGTCGGAGCGTGCCTGTCGACTGTCGGAGACGATGTCGACTTTTAGGGTTGCGGGTTTTGCCATGACTTAGGGGCCTGTTCCGTTGGATGTTCGGCCGATCTTGTCGACGATGTCGTCCACGGCGTCTAGGTAGACGCGCGTCCAGGTGGACTCTGTTCTCTGTGCCGCGTCGATGACGAAAGGGTTTGGGGCGATAAACCATTCCCGGCCGTTGACCTGGCGGAGTTTCTTCGGGAGTTTCGCTGACCCCGTAGGCCAGCCCCAGTGGATAGGGCCGGCGTAGGGGACACCGTTTCTCGTTTTTCGGTTGTTACCGATCGACACGCGGGCGTAACGCTGGCCGGCGTTGGGTCGGACCGTTGCGGCAAGTTTCCCGGACCTCACGGGGGCAGAGGCTCGAGCCGCTTCGGCGACTATGGCCGCTACCCGGGCGTGAGTGTCCTTGAGGTCGTCGAGGTCGCCTTCGGCCTTCCGTAACGCTTTGCGGAGTTCTCGGCCTCCGCTGACGGTGATTCCGGAGGCCGACACAACCTCACGCCTTCGTAATCGCGCCCTGGATTGGCAGGGTGATGGTGAAGTTCAGAGGGTCGCCGGCGGCGCCGCCCGTTGGAGGCTTACGGCCGGACGCTTCACAAGTGAAGTCAACTTCGCCGATTGTCATCAGGACCGTGAGGGTTGCCTCGGCTTCTGCCGATGCCCACAGGAGGTCACAGAGGGAGTCGACGGAGCCCCAGTCCTGGTACCCCTCGAGGATGAGGGCGTGGGTCTCGTCGTTTGAGGTGTAGTTCCCGCAAAACGTCTTGACGGTGGTTTCGGAGTTGCTGGTCTCAATGCGTGCGTTTGAGAGTTGGCATTCGTAGTCGACGTTCTCGAGTGAGAGCGTCAGGGATGAGATGAGGGTCGGTGCTGGCATGGTTTCTCCTAAGAGAGTGGGGGAATGGTGACGGGGACAAGGATTGAGAGGCCCACGGCGTACACGGTGGCATCACCGAAACGCGCGGGGCCGATGTTGAGATCCACGGCGAGGGGCCCGGCCCAGGCGGCGAGAGCCTCGAGGTCGTCTTCGAGGGCCGCAACGGAGCCGGGGTTCGCTGTTTGTGCGTTACTGATGGCGGAGACCTTGAGGTGATAGTCCCAACGGCCGTACCCGGATTGCTCAAGCGGTGTGGTGTCGTCCGGGGCGACGATCACACAAGGCAGAACCGGCGACGGTGGCACCCATTCGTAAACCTTGCGGCCAGGGAACACGGCCTCGAGTTCGTCGACGATGCCTTGTCGGGCGATCGTGAGAGGCGAAGTCATCCGACGAGGCCGCCTATTGAGATCCACGGGGCCAGGAGAGCCCCGTAGCGCTTCACGATGACAGAGGTGATGTTGGCGGGAACCTGTTGGGTCCAATCGACCTGGAGTGTTCCGTCGACGCCGGTTCCGGCTTTGTAGAGTTCGGCCGCGACGTAGAGGACGACGGTCACGACCGCGTCAGGAACGGCGAGTAGCGGTTCGCCTTCGGAGTCGACCAGGTGGACCACGTTCGCGACCATTGAGGTTGCGGTGTAGGTGAGGCGTTCGGCCTCGTCCGCGTCAATCGTGGCGCCGAGGTGCGTTTCGAGCTCTTCGGTTGTGATCCACGGCGCATTGAGTGACACGGGTTCTCCTGGAGGGTGAGGCCCCCCGGACTCCGGCGGGAGAGTCCGAGGGGCATTAGTGACGACCAAGCCTTCCCCGCGAGGTCGTCACGTACTGAGGGGCTCTAGCTCAAGTCGGCCCAGGCGAAGGCGCCCGGGTACTCGACTGAGATGGCTCCGTAACCGACGACACCAACGTCGACGCCGGCCACGGAAACGTCAACGGCGCGAATCTCGACGGGGGAACCGGGGCGCTCGTACCAGGTGGCGCCGAGGCTCGAGCCGAGGAGGGCGTGACCGGCGGGGAGGTCGCGGTCGATCATGACGGTGAGGCCGTCGGCGGACATGGTCGGAACCATTGAGCCGAACTGGACACGGCCCCGGCGTCGTGAGCTTCTATCTCCTCGACCATCCGCCCGCGTCGCCGCAGTTCTACCCCTCGAGGGCGAACACGCCGACGTGGGCGGTTTCGGTCCACACG